ATGACAAAGTCAAATTATGTTCAAAATCGTATAATCCAGGCGAAGAAAGATGCTGAATTACTCGAGAGATCGGTGGTGGGCAAGCGTCATATTGAGAAGAATACAACTCGGCATGGCAAGACTGTATATTACTTTCGGATTGGGAAAGGACGCCGTACTCGCTTGCCGGATCCCGATCTCGTCGGCGCGGCAATATTCAATCGTGCGTACGATGCTGCAGCTAATGGTCAGGCCTTCAAAGTTTCTGAGCCCGCCGCACTGCCATCATATTCCCTTGAAAAAGGGACTGTCGGATACACCTACTTTGCGCGGTCCGGTGACTTAGTGAAGATCGGTTTCTCCAAATCCGTCCCGAAGCGCCTGAAAAGCATATCGACCGCCTGCCCTACCGAGATTGAAATTATCAAGATCATACCCGGCACAAGCCAGACTGAGCGATACTTTCATACACACTTCGGTTCTTACCGACAAAAGGGCGAATGGTTTAGGCTTGAGGGAGAACTCGCAATGTTCTTATCCAGAAGTGCTTGAAGCTCGACAGGGCGGAATATCGCCCTACCTCCCTTCAAAAAGGAGGATACTATGAACGGACCAAAGCGCGAAGGCAATTATCCAGATCGTGGGCTAGAATGTCAGGAAGCGGTATCCGGTAAACTGGTCGAAGCTCTAGATGAGGCAGAAGCGGCAGGATGGGATAGGATAGAAGCGGCCAAGGCTATTGTTGAGGCCGCTATCGCTATTCACATGGGCGAACGGGGAACCGACCCGGACGAGTGACTTCACACAGGTTATTCATCGTTTATCCACAATGATTGTGGATAATTGCTTTCCTGTGGAAAACCGCTATATGGTGCGCATAACAGAGTCGTACACGCCTCGAGCGTAAGGACCCATAAGATGAGTTATGAACCGAGAAAAGCAGCGCAGTTGATTGCGGCGCTAATATTGAAGGCCGGTGAGCAATCGCTCAACATCCTGAAAGCGGTTAAGCTTGTCTACCTCGTAGACCGTGAGAGCATCAAGCGATATGGTTTCCCTGTGTTGGAGGAAGCCCGTGTTTCAATGCCGCACGGGCCTGTCAACTCATATACATATAGCCACATTAACGGCGAATATGATTTGAAAGAGTGTGGTTGGTCAGATTTCCTGCAAGACAAAGCCAATCATCAAATCGCACTCGCCGATACGAGCATTGATCTCGATACTCTCGATGAACTGAGTGACGCGGACTTGGAATGTGTTGACACTGTCTGGGATGCCTTTGGCAAAATGAACCAATGGGAAATCCGTGACTGGACACATGATCCGAAAAATATCCCTGAGTGGGAAGACCCAAAAGGCGGCTCGACGGTCATTCCGCTTCGACGCATTCTGCAAGTTCTATCCGTAGAAAACATCGATGAGGTCGAAGAAACAGTTCGCTCTCTTGAGGCAATCGATCAGTCCTTTATGCGAGCTCGGGTGCATTAATTGGTTGCCAGAGCAGGAACATTGCTGATCCCGTCAGGACCGGATGAAAATCCTGGCATGCGACATCTTCATATAGTTTGCACCGACCCTTGCGCGAAACAAAAGCAACTTGTTGTATCCGTAACTTCTTGGAAGAACGACTTATGCGATGGAACGTGCATCCTTGATGGTGGCGATCACCCGTGGGTCGTCCATAAATCTTGGGTCCTTTATCGTGCTGCGCGGCTCGAAGCTGCATCAACGTTAGATAATGGCATTGAGAAGGGTATGTTCGAAGTCAGGGAAGTCATGACTGCCGAAGTGTTTGGACGGGTACTCAATGGATTGTGCGCCAGCCCGCATACTAAGCGCGGCATCAAAAAGTACTTTGGCTGCTGACCTAAGCACTCCTTACAGGGACTTCAATCCGCCACCGACGACAAAAGCAATGAATGCTGCGACCAGCCCGCCAATAATCATCCAGTTGATGCGCGAGAGGGTCGAGTGAATGCTTTTGTTAGAGCTTTCCAGCCCTGTGAACCGCGTATCAATTCGGGCCTCCATGGCTACCCACTTCTCATCGTTCCGGGCACTGTCTATTTCACGCTGGCGCTGCCATGCTTCGAGCGTTGTTAAGCGCTGATTGTTCGTTTGCGTTGCATGTTCAAGCCCGACCACTCGAGCGCGTAGATCGTTTTCGGTGTCTGGCATTTGTGAGCTCACTTCCCGCCGCCCCTCTTAATTCTCATCATGCTTTGCGCATTCATCTTTCGACCAGACGCCACCAGCACAGCCACGCACGATTGTCCGGTCAATTTTTCGCTGATCTGCATCAGTTGCACCACGAGCGCCGAGCAGATCGGTGCCAAGTACGCTACGGACGCCGTTCACATTTACCGGTCTTGAATGTCCACACCCCGCCAGCATCGACGCACTCATCATAATCGAGCACAGCGCCAAGGGCTTTGTCAGTCGCTTCATTGTTCTGTCTTTCGATTTTGGCTTCGATGCTGGACCGGCCATCACGTTTCCCAGCCACATATCCAGCAGCCAGACACAAAAATGCCGCCAGAACAGCGGCGGCGGTGATCTTCAACCAGTTGGGGATTAGCGCCCAGATCATGATTTGATCTTCCGGTAGATGCCCCAGAGCGTCAGAGCCAAGACAACACCACCGACAATGATGCGCGCCCACTGTCCACTCGTGAGGCTGTCTTGCTGGTCAACAATGGCCTGAGTTATGTCTGGAAGGATGGGCCCGACCGCGCCACCGACGCCAGCCGCACCAGCACCGCCGATTGCCACAACGTCAGTCCTATCGGTCTTAGTGGTTGCTGTGACTGTGTTTGAAGACACGAATGCACCCTTGGCCCATAGACCAGCCTCAGCAGCGCGCCGGTTGACAAGACCCTGCACTTTCTTGCCGCCTGCGTTTACCCACTTGGCAAGTTCACCAGGCACAGCAGCGTAATCGCCCTTGTTCAGCTTCTTGAGCAGTGTCGATTTGTGAAGCGCGCCAGTGTTAAAGTCGAACGAGACAAGCACAGCAAACTGATTGTCAGTAAGCGGCACGGTAACAAGGCGCTCTACCCTCGCCTCGAATTTAGCCAGATCATTCTGCAGAATGCGTTCGGCTTCTTTATCGCCAATTGCCATACCCGGCGTTACTTTGGGAGCGCCAGCCGCGGACGTATGCCCGTAGCCAATAGTCAGAATGCCTGCGACATCCTTATAAGCCGTTGTTTTGAGGCCTTCCCACTGCTTGATGAGCGAAAGCCCCGCCGCGTTGATGCGTCGTGCCATTGTATTTTCCTTTTATTGTGAGATGATGATGGGGTGCGCCGTCCCAAGCCCCTCAGCTTCAACCCCGGCGCGCTGCCCTGACTTGATCCCTCTCGTCGGGGCTTTTCTTATTTGGAGCTCTTGACGCTGAAAAATCGCGATCTACTTTGATTGTTTATTCACGACATCACAGCCCCCGCTTGAATGTAACGTGAGTAACCCCGGTTCATGGCTGCCCGCCTGCCGGGTTGGCCCCAGAGATTTCAAGCGCCTCTGGGGCTTTTCTTTTATTCGAAGATTGTTATGCTATTATCGCGTCATTGAATATCAGACCTTCATTACGCGCGACCCCGGCAAGGCTACCGACTTGCTGGGGTTTTCTTCATTCGATGGCGGGGGTAAGCTTGCCTTGCGCAGGTCATCCTCGTGACGTGACCGGCGATCTGCGCAGCCCTGACCGCATATAATCGGTCGGGGCTTTCTTTTTGCATTATTCTGAGATTATGGCTGGCGTTGCGTACGATCCTGATTATTCCGTTGCAGGAAACTCTCAGGATCGGGCGAGCGGCGCAAAGCACAGATCGGAGTGAAGAGCTTTGTTATTTGCAAATACTGGGTAAAGAACTGAGCGCCGATTGCGGGTCTCAAAATCTTCGCTTAATGGTGACAGGCAAAACGGGAAACATTCGGAAACATTAACTTTATGCTCAGCAACCCTAATTATTTAAGCAGGTTGGATATTATACGCGGAATTGGAGCATTGTTGGTTGTATACCGACATTATCTCGATTCATTTCTGCCCAGCTTTAAAACCGACACTTGGCCGATGGGAGCAAGCATTCTAGCCGAAGGCGCAATAGGAGTTTCTCTATTTTGTGTAGTTTCCGGGTTTATCTTTGAATACATCGTGGCTGGAAAGAAGGTTAATTACTGGCGGTTTATCCAAGCACGAATGTGGAGAATTTACCCGCTGTATGGACTAGCTGTTTTGGCTGGTGTTCTGACACTGAAAAGCAGTTTTCCCGATTTTTTAATGCAGATGGCGCTTTTTGCCCCGACTGCATGGCCGGGAACAATGTTTGGTCAAACTTGGTCTATTGTCATTGAGTTCCAGTTTTACCTTATTTTCCCATTCCTTACTTTAGTGTTGGCAAGAGATGGAATTCAACGAATTGTCTTACTCGTCATCGTCCTGATTCTTCTACGCGCTGCTCTCTGGGGGCTTGATCACGATGTCAACCACCTTGGATACTGGACGCTATTAGGGCGAGGAGATCAGTTCCTTATTGGAATGCTTGCGGGATATGCATACCGAAATTGGCGTATGCCGTTTGTCGGCGGCTCCCTTTCTCTGTTGGCTTCGATCGTGATGATTGCAATCTCCGTTCAGTACTTCCACGAGATTTATGGGTCTGCGCACCCGTGGGAAGACAAGCCGATGATGCACTGGTTTTCGATCATTTGGCCGGACGTTCAAGCACTAGCTTTCGCTTGGTTTATATTGGCATTCTTAAAAATGGACATAAACATACCGGCAATTATTAATAAACCAGCTATATTTGTTGGAGAAATCAGCTTCTCAATATACATTGTTCATAGGATAATTGAATTAAATCTAGCAAAGATACTTGAATGGAGATCAATTCAGTTCACATCAAACGATAAAATTGACGCTATAATCACCTGCACCATTATTGAAATTCCAATAGTAATAGCAATCGGAACGTTAGTGTACTATGCAATAGAAAAGCCTTTTCACGCATTTAAGAAACCTTACATTATCAAATGATTTACGATTGATTATTGGCCACGATAATATCTGGAGCGATGCTCATGTTATTTACACCAGCATAACCGGGGGCAGATCCATTGCACTTATTCCCTACAACAACGCCATAGTCTGCACCGGCATTGATGCGAACACCATCCCCTTGCGAAACTACACCAGCATTTGCATAATTTCCAATCCGGCAACTGGTGATCTTCCAATCAACCACGGCGGCATCGATTTCAATACCAGGCATATGTACAGGATTATCACGGCTGTTGGCTGCTACCTTTGCCGCGTCCAGCGAAAGATTAGTACCGCCCTGATTATGCCATCCGCGAAGCTTGTTTTGGCGGAGGGCCATGTTTGTCATGGTGAGATCATCAAGATTTGCACCTTTAGTCACCATACCATTTCCGTCACAGTAAGCTCCCCAACAGAGACTTCCGCCAACAGTAACAATCTTCCCATCAGTGCCATCAAATACCCATCCATCACCGAGACAAGTATCAGCTAGAACGGTATCGAAGAAGAGATATGCGACCTGATCACCCGCCGCTGGTTTTACGTGTACACCATTATAAGCGCCAGTAACATCGACCTTCCCGAACTGGAAGCCACCCGTTGCGCGAATGTCCAACCCTTTGGCGTCAGTCTTTACAGCGCCGGTATATCCATTATTCGATACTTTCGAAGTTAGCAGGGTACTACTGCCGCCTACCACGCCGTCATCCGACTTAGTGATAAGAAAGCCAGAGTATCTGTAAAACAACGAGACAAGGTTTCGGTATCTCGCGTTCCATCCACCCTTCTCTGCCATATTCACTGCAAAGTTATAGACGCCCACATTGTCAACAATAAAACCGTCGTTGGGGCGGATCAAATCCAATCCAGTTCCCGAAGAACCATCTCCAAAAAATCCACTATTCAAGAACCCCGGTCCGGCTTCAATGCTGCAATCTCTAATCCCTCCGCCGAGGGAGACGTAATTATTGCGCCTAAATCTTATTCCACCCGCCGATGGATTCCCCTGACGAAACACAGTTTTCGTCTGACCATCCCCCGTGATAATTAAAGGACTGTTGACTGGCACATCAATGCGCTGGGAGAGCAAGTAACTTCCCGCCGGGATACGCAGTTCGCCTTCAGAAAGGGCATCGGCAGCAGTGATTGCGGCATTAATCGCAACCGTATCATTCGTCACATTGTCGCCCTTAGCACCGAACTGACGAACATTGAGCGGCCCTACTATCTCGAACCAAGCACCGTCTAGCGTCCGAATCTTCCCTGCATGCAGGGGTTCTGCGTCTACTCGAATATAGATTGCAGATCCACCATCACCCGCCGCAGAATAACCGCTGGTACGAATTGCATTGACTGTAGGCTTGATGACAGCAAAAGCAACGGCAAGTGCCGTATCAAAAAGCGGCACTTCAATGGAGCCAGCTTGACCTACAAGTGAAGCCAGCGCCTTATCACCATCAGCGCGATCAATGATTTCCTGATCAACACGTACATTTAGCGCAGCGTCGCCTGCTATTCTAGCCGCACGCTCCATCCTCAGTGCAATCGCCGTGGAAGTCAGCCAATCCCAAATACGGGTTAGAAAGCTTCCTCTGTCCTGAATCGCCATAGTGAGACGATCAAGCTGAAGTTCGACGCTTGGGGCGTCGTTTCGCTGATTGTTCTCCAGATCGACTGTCTGCTTGGCCTGCGTCATGCGATAGCGCACGACTTTATATGGAGCTAGCGGCGCAGTGATAAACGATACTGTCCCGCCATTCGGCCAAGAACTTCCAGCGATGGTGTAGTGTGTGTTCAAGACTTGCGGGGTTTCCACGCCATCAGCATCCCGGAGCGCAACGACTACCTCATCTTTCTGCAAAAAGCGCTTTGGATAAGAGAAGTCCTTAGTTACTCCGTTAGCATCAGAGATGTATTCGAGCTGGTCAGGTACAGGAACAGTCATGCGAGGCTCCAAAGAAAAAGGCCGTCCTGCGAAAGGACGGCCTGAAACGAAAAAGGCCCCGCGTGAGCGAGGCGGGATATTCAGATTGTTGAGATCAGTTAACAGTCAGTCGCGAAGCGCCCGTAAGAACGGCAACCGTCAGACATGTGGGGTTTGCCCTTGGGTGCAATGACAACGATCAGCAGGCAGACGAGAAAGACCGCGCCTGATTTCATTGCGAAGTCATGTTCTTTTTTGCGTAGCGCCGAAATGGACATCAGCGCAGCGATTATCATGGGAAAGAATGTAAGCACGGCGAGCAGCTGTATGAGAAACAATCAGTTCTTCCTTGTCTCTGGTAGTTTCAATGCATCGCCAGTTGCGGATTCTACCTGATTAAGAAGACCACGGACATAGAAAAGGTTTTGGAAAGGCAGCAATTGCCGCATTTTCCTCAAGTCTGATTTTGTCGTATCGCCCGCGAACATCGATCCTGTGAACTGGAAAATGTCGGAGACTGCATCAGGCGTTGGGCCAAGGAACGCGCCAACAACGTTTCGTGACTGATATCGGCTCATCTGCTCGCCGGTTAGTGCTGACAAACCTACTCGACCTCGTGTAGCCTTTTCAGCCACGTTGTTAACTTCCATGAACCAACCAGCAAGGCCAGACCAGTCAAATGCGTTCGTTGCCCATACCGATGGTTTGTCCGAAAGTTCTTTTCCTGCAACTGCCTGCTTGGCAGCATAGGTCATCGCACCAAGCGATAGGGCAGTTACAACGCCGGCCAAAGTTTCCGCGTCTCGCTGCTGCAAGGCGGATAGCGCGATACGCTGCATTGCTGAAACGTTGAAGCTCTTGAACTGACCGACAGTTTTGCCAAGTTCGGTACTCATCCAGAGAGGTTTATCCTGTCCAGGAGTTACAATGATGCGGTCAACGTCACGAACAACAGCGGATCGGAAAGCTTCTCGTGCAAGCCTGTCTTCCCAAGCGCCAGCTTTTGCCAACAGTACGCCACTTTGTGTCTCGCCGTGTTTCGCGAATTGTTGGGTGATACGCTGCGCCAGATCGGCATTGATGCCTGCGGCCGCAAGCTTTCTGATTTCCTTCGGACTGGCACCGCCATTTGCCACCTTTTCAGCAGCGCGCAAAAGATTGGTCATCACGATCATGCCGCTGAATTGCTTCATTGAAGCATTCCAAGGAGCCATAAGAGAGACAACACCAAAGCGAGTGCCAGCTGATTTAATGGCTCGTTCGAATTTACTACCGCGTCCGAAGTCATCGCCAATCTCAGCAAGAGACATGGCACGGCTATCGAGGATCATATCAAGTGCAGTGCCTGCGGCCTTCACTTCCGCACCGGCCAGCTTCACAGCCTTCATGTTGGAGACGAGAGGCGCGAACCCGTCGCGGAATGTTGAGGTAAGTCCATGCTTGAGAACAATACCGGCCATATCCGGGAAGGCTGACAGCGTCATGCCACCGAGGAGGCGAAGATAATTCAGGTTTCGCGCCACGCGTCCCGCCCGCAGGACGATTCCATCAGGGTTTGAAGGCAAGGCATATTGACCGCGTAAACGGTCGCGCATTGCTTCGATATCGCGAACCGCGCTTTTGCGCGATCTGTCGAGCCGTGCGCGTTCCTTGGCTTTAACCTCTGGGGATACGGCCTTGCCGTCTTTGTCTGTCATACGATCAACGGCAGCAATCCTCCGGTTCGCCTCGTCATTAATCTTAGCAATCTGCTCAGACATATCGACGGAGCCGAATTTCTTGGCAAGCTCCACATCAGCGGACATGGTGCGCGTTTGAGCATGAAGCACTTCTTCGATATCGGTATTGAGAAATTCCTGAATCTTCTTGCTCTCAATGCGGAGAAGACGCTCTTTCAACGGACCGCGTGGACCGGAAACAATACTGTCATATGGGATACGACCGTCCACATTGCCGAGGATTGTATCAATCGTTTCCTCGACCAGTTCACTTACTTCCTGATCGGAGAGGCGCGAAAATTCTTCTGCCTTCTTTGCCGCTGCATCTGCCTTAGCGTCTGCCTTCCTTGCAACGTTTTCAGCGTCACCGATCTTCGCCGCCGCATCGCGCTTAGTTATGAAATAGTCGTGCAGGATTCGGCCAAAGTCTGAGCGATACGCAGCAATCTTGTCCTTGTTGTACATACGGAACAGGTGAGAAATATCTGCCTCAACTGCAATATCTTCTGGCAAAAGACGCGCTTCGATAGCAGCTCGCTTCATCGCATCATCAATTTGACGGTAAACCTTTGCAGCTTCCGCTACTTCTGGAATTGCATGTGTGTCGCCGCTGAAAGCTGCACGTCCCACTTCTTCCTTGAACTGTTTGAACGTCAGCTTGTCGCCGCCAGTGATGCGCTGCATTTCCGAGCGCATCGGAGCAAGTCGACGCTGCCAGCCTGTCGGCTCTGGCGTGCTGTGGAAGTATTTCGCATAAGCAGTATCGATCTGCTGCAAGCTATCAGCGAGCGGCGCCTGCCACATCTTCATGCGGGTTTCGACTGAGCCGCCAATCTCGGTTGCTACTCCCTGCGCGTTTTCGGCATATTCCAGCGGAGTTTCTGCCAATTGGCGAACCGTGTTTCGTGTTTCATCAAAATCAGATAGCTGTGAACGGATAAGCGGATCCTGTGAGCGGACGCCCCAAATCTTATTGATAAGCGCTTCGTCCTTTAAATGCATCGGACCTTTGGTTACTGCCGCCGCGCCTGCTGATTGCGCGCCGCCGCCTGTGCCAAACACTGCCGCGTCAGCTTCATCGAATCCACGGCCTTGTTCCTCAATCTTCCGAGTGAGTGCAGAAGCTTCGGCATTCGACAGATAGCGCCCTGCCAGTGTGCCAAGTGCGCCACCCAATAGGATTGAACCGCCAACATTAAACGCTGTTTCTTCGCCAGTTCTGGTCTGCTGTGTGAGCTGCAGGCCAGTTTCGGAAACAGCAGCATCGATGCCTGCTCCAGCACTGGTGCGAATGGCCGTGCCGAGTGCGGTTCTCCCTGCGCCCGCGATACCGCCGCCAACCGAGAAGACCGTAGGAATATCAAACACGCCAGCCGCGAGTGACGCTATTGTGCCATTAATCCCTGCGGCGTCCAGCGTGCGCCGGTCTTCTTCCTCGCGCTTGATTTGAACCTTAAGGGCGTCAGCCGCCTTACGATTGAAGACGCCGCCAAAGCGCTCGACATGTTGTGCAAAATCCGGGTCGTCTTTCACATAGTCGATGGAGTTGAAGCCCTGTTCGACTTCGTAAGGGTTCTGAACGCCACGCGATGACAGATAAGAACCCACAATGTTTTCGGTCCGGAACGCCGCGCCCCATGTCTCGCCAAGGCTTGGATCGTCTGGCTGCTCAACTGGAGCAATGTTCGTCAACTCTTTCACGCGAACGGTAGGTTCATAAAACGGCATTACATTCCCCCCGGCGTGAGCATGCCGCTCTGCTGTGCGTTCTGGAACAGCTGCGAGCGCTGATCCTGCAAGTTGCCTTGAACAGTTGGATTTGGCGTTGTCGGAACCGGTGCTGATGGTGCTTGTGCTGGAATAGGTGCCGTCTGTTGCGCCTCTGGGTTATCCCACGCGCTACCTGCGCCCATTGGTATAGCGCCACCTGCGAGGAAGTCAGCCAGGCCCTGCCCTGTCTGTTGGTATACCCCCGCACGACCTAAGCGGTCTTGCTGCTGGCGCCGCGCACCGCTAACTACTGCCTGCGGGTCAGGACGCCACTGCTTGCCATACAGTGTCTGCAAGTTGCCATTCTCATCTTTATAAAGGACGGTATAGCCGGGGAGATGGTTCGATTTCGCCTCCGCTCCAGTCTCTGGAGTGGCAACCAGCACAATACGGCTCAATGCTGTATCGCGGATCATGTTTCGGTATTCATCGACACCGGCAGCACCCCGGATTTTAATATCACGACCATCTGCGCGGCCAGTCAATGTGTCGGCAACGATCGATGCCGGGTCATAGAACTTAGCCTGCGCGTCGTGTAGTGCTTCGGCATATTTGGTTGCAGCTTCTGGAGTGCTGAACTTTCCAAGATGCTGGCCAGTTCGCTCGTACAAAGCAATTGCGTCATCATCAGAAAGGATCTTGCCGTCTGGTGAAACAGTTGGGATCAGCACTTCTGCACCATCTTCATTAAAAGAGATGGAGCGAACCGTGCTAATCGAGCCGTCTTCGTTTGCCACCTGCGGACGGCGAGCCAGATCAATATTCCCTTCGACCTTAAGACCAGTAACAGCGCCCTGCGGGCCAGCCTTCATCGAGCGAACAGGATTCAACAATGGATCATTTGGAAACGCCTCTGCAAGATCAGCGATAAGTTGCTCTTTGGCGTAAGCATATGGATCGCTTTCCCCCGGCATACCCGGCCAGTATTTCTCAGGCGGGTATTTCATGATGGTTTTCGAGCCACCGATTTCCGAAACACCATAGAGGCGCTTCATTTCCTGCTCTGCGCGAGACTTAGCCAGATCGGTGTTGCCACTCGTGAGGTAGAATTGTTCTTCCGCTATCGCGAGGTAATCCGCTGCTATGCCTGCCGCCTGCCCTTCCGTGAAGCCTACATTCGGATTCGAACGCCACCCCATAAAGCTGTCATCGAACATTGCGCCAATGTCAGCGCCCTCAAGCTGTTTACGGAACTCTTTCGCTGCTGGCTCAAGCGCCTTACGGTCACGAACCTTATTCGGGTCGTTTTGCTCCGCGATTCGGCGCGCGGCGTCAGATGGATCGAGATTGAGAGTGTTCACATAGTAATCGAAGTCATCAACCTTGCGCTGAATAGCCTCGCCACCTTCGCGCCGACCAAGTGCGGACGGATTGATTTGTGCAAAGCGCGAAGCGGCCTGCATTGCGGCCTGCACTTCGGAGGCGACCTGACTATCTGCGCCTGCCCGGATATTATTAAGTACGGACTGCGGCAGCGTTCCGGACTGGCGCACCAATTCCTCATATGCTGGCTGCTGCTGATCCGCTGGCACAGACTTGGAAATCACATCACCGACAGCATCGACACGCTTGCGTCCATCTGTCGAATAAGGATCGACCGTCAAGCTCCCATTCTGGAAAGCCGCGACTGCTTCGCCTACCGCAATTTGATCACCCTGACGCGAACGCAGAGCAGAAATCAACGTTGCTTTATCGCTATCATTCATACCGCTCGACAGAATTTGTTCCGAGCTGGAAACATCACCCGTCTGAATCCCAAGCTGCAATGCGCCCTTTTGTGAATTGTAAGCGGCGGTCTGCTGAGCATCGATAGCTGTCTGCCCACGCCGCGCTGCTGCTTGCGTCTGGTCATACAATGAAAGACGCTGAGAGAGCGACAGATTTGCATAGCGTGGGTCCATAGAGGCAGGGTCAAACGCTGGAGCATTGCCAGTGATCTGAGCGCCACCGCGAATGATGTTCGCTTCTTCCATGCGGCGCTTGCGGTTTACACCACCGTTATCGCCTGATCTTGCATCGACTGCCGTTGCAATAGCATGCACATCACCAGAACGAGCGGCCTGAGCAACGTTATCAGGCAAAGAACCATAGTTGTAAGCGACAGATACCAGTGCAGCCTGTACATTCGGGGCAAGATTGTTCCAATTCTCAACCCCAACCTTGGCGGCGGCTCCTTGCTCAAATTCTTTGGTACGTCGCGCCAGATCACGCTCAGCGTCCGCACGGCTCACCTTCATGCCCTGCTCGACCTTCACCTTGCGGCCGTCTGCCGTGGTGATCGTATCGGAACCGTAGCCAACGCGGTGAGCATTTACGTCCCAATAAGGTGTTTCTCGGAACCCCTCAAACTTACGGAGCAGCGACATTGCGTCACCTCCCCGGGAAGTTGTCACGGCACCGGTCACACCAAGGCGCTCTGCCGCACTGCCAGCTGATACTGGATTTACCTCCGCATCACGGATTTCACGCTCACCAATGGTGAGTGCAAACATTTCGTCTGTCTTCTTGCGAAGCGCTTCCTTCTCCGAAGGCGGCAAACCGGAGGCGTCAATCGTGCGGTAGGCGTCCTGCTTGGCTGCGTCAAACATCGCGGGATCGTTGAAGACCTGATTTTGCAAGGTCTGCTGACGCTCTGTGATGCCAGTGCGATACCAAGTGTTGCGCTGATCGATCTCGGTAGCTGCGCCCTTATCAATCCACTGGTTGCGGGCGGTGGCGACCAGTTCCTGAAAGCGAGGCTGCAAAGACGCCGGGACAGTCTTAAGAAACTCCTCAGAGCGTTTCGTGTAGATACCCGAAACAGTATCGGTGAATCCCTTTCCTGACGGGTCAATCTTCTGCTCGGACTGACCAAATTCGAGTGCGTTGTCATCCTGCCAGCGCTGGAATGATTGATTGGCTGCGAACTCATCCGCCTGCCGCTGCATTTCAAGGCGACGGTTTGCCAAAACGTTCTGCTGTTCAGCAGCGCTCCCTATAGCCCCACCAAGCTGTGCGATGCCTTGGCCGATGCTATTATCGACACGAGTGTCAGGAATGCTGCCGATATCAATCGACCGCTGCGCCTGAATAGGATTGATGACTGCCATATGTGTTTATCCTACCCGCGCAGACCATTCCAAGGGTCGCGAGACGCCCCGGCACTAACGTATGGATTCGTGATCATTGTGCGCTGCTGGTTCAGTGTGTTGATTCCAGACAGTGTATTGACGCCGGTAGAAAGCGCTCCGAGATAACCACCCATTTGAGCCGAACGTGCATTCGATCGAGCCAAGCCAGCCTGAAAACGATAGTTGTCACTGGTGACTTGCGCGCCGTACCGAATGGCCTGCTCGTCAAGGCTCGCTTGCGTAGCGCTATCCTGCAGAACATCGGTTGCCGACCCAGACAACGCGATCCCACTCGAAAGATACTGCCCGCGCATGTTGGCAAGCTGGCGATCATTCTGACGTGCTTGCTGATTGGCGTCGTAGTTGCCTTTCTGACCGGCCATTTCAGCCTGACGATCAGCATAAGCCGCCTGCGCTTTGTATGATGCGGATTGAGCCTGAGCGCTGTAAATCTGGCTAGCACCAGATGCCACGCCACCAATGATAGCGAGTGATAAAGGATCAAAGCAAATGGTCGTTCTCCTTAAGGCTCGCTGTCGAGTTGCATCACTAGGGCGCGGATCAACAGCGGCAGAGGCTCATCAGTTTCCATGACGATCTGAGCGCCGTTGCCCCAAGAACCCTCGATGTCACACGGTATGATGCCTGTGCGCAGTTCGATTTCGTTACCGAATAGACCGCCACCCGTTTTAAGAAGCTGCTCGAATAGCGGCGGTGACCAGTCTTTAGAGCCAGCCATTCCGACCGTCGCGGCACCTGAATACAGAACATCGAGCATAGCGCCCTGAATGGTCTTCTTGCGCCCAAACAGTGTGCCATCCTGCTGTGGCCCTGATACCGGGAGCGTCACTGCACGGCTTGTGTAGGCAAGCCCAATGGCGATGTTTGAAACAGCATATGGTAACTTGACTTGCCCGTTTTCTACCGCAAGGCCAATCAACACATTGCCGTCAGCGAGAGCGACAACAGTTTCCCCCTCAAGATGGCCGAGGCCGGTCACTGACTGGATGGGAGAACCGCTGTATTTCAAGCCGCAATCGACATGAAAAGCTTCGTTGATCGTATCAATGTCACCGTCGAACGGGCGCTCAAGCACTTCTATATAGCGCTTCAACTGGCCGTTAATGGTGCGGCGCACACAGAGATAAACATCATCAAAGCCATCTTCGACACCGGGAACGACTGCGATGCTTTCAACAAAGCCGCTTGTAATCTCGTGCTTTGCAAAGCCAACAACCTTCTGCTCACGGTCATAGGTGACAGAGACAAGCGATCCATCAGCCATGGCGCAATAAATCTGCGGGTCCGGACGCTCGCAGTATCCCCAATCAACAATACCGCTTTTGAACAGATGCTCGCCAAGCAGGGACAATTCAGGGGCCACGTATCGGTTCTGGTCGCCCATAACCAGCTCACGGATCTTGGTCGCGCCGATGCCTGCGTAAAGAGTGATGCCACCGATCGACAGCGGGCGCAACTGAGCTGCGCCACTTGTGGGTCCCTTTCGTTGAGTAATGTTGATTGCTGAGAACGATTTATTGAGGTCGGCGGGCCCTATAATTCTTATCTGCCCCGAAGATCCCGTTGCAAGATCGTCATCATCGGCTAGCCATAGTATTTCATTCTGGTTTGAAGATAGCAGCGTAATTGACAAACCGTCCGTCTCAACGGCGCTATCACCTACACCATAATCTCTGAAGTTTCCCTGCTTAGATCCAAAGACAGTTACAGGCTGGGTATTTGTACGCGCCCACATAAGGCGCTCGTTGAACAGTGAAACGCATCCTGGCCACCCAGATTGATCGGAAAACGCCCCAAGTTGCCACTCCGAAATAGGTGAAGTATCCACAAGCCCATGCTTGTGAATAACCCCAGTAACCTGCGTGCTGGAAATAACGGACTTAATCTCTACCCAAACCCATCGACCGCTTGCACCTTTAATTCTAAACGAGCGACCTACATCACTTGTATGGAAACCACTACCACCGTTAATTCCAACGACCGAAGATGCTGTAAAATTTGATGGCGTCTGCGTATCAGCAATTTGATGCATTCGGATGTCGGTGAAATCGATTTTCGAAGCACCGCTACTTTGCGCACCATTCCAATCGAATCTGTATCTCGAATATACCGCCGAATTATTAAAGTCGTAGAAATGTCTCTCACCTGAAACCCACCCTGCTTCGCCGTCTCGACTGTCAAGAACCACCCATACTCCCCCATCCCAACCAGAAAACTTCCACCCGCTAGGCGAGTCGCCGGGGTTGTCAGAAACAGAAAGTATCCAATAGGCATCAACCGCAACTGGTGAGGACAGGATGAACTCTACGTAGCCAGATGTTAGCGATGTGCTCTTTGATGATGAAGAAACGGGTGGGGATCCTAAGCCAGAAGGGGTAAACCTTGTTGATACAGTCAAATCTCTGTCGAGATATGGGCCGTCTTCGAACGGAGCATTTTCTATTGTCCAGTTTACATCCCCTAATCGTGAAAGTTTACGTGGACGATAATTCTTATGCGCCAGATAGGCCGTGTCGTTAAATTGATCGTAACTGACTTTCGGCAATGCGGCCGCACTGAATGGCTGCGCGATGGAATACGGCACGCCGCCTGAAATAAGCTGCTGACGCTCCGAGAGGAAGCGCATTGTGCCATTGCCATTAAGGGCGAGCACATAAGCCTGATCTTCGGAGAACCGGAATGATAACAGCCGCGTAAACTGGCTGCTGTCTGCAACTTCTGTCAAAAACACGGTGCCAGAGCGACGACGCAACCCGCCATGCGTGAGCACATTGAAGTTCCGGCAAAACTCCAATGACGAGCGCCAGAAATCAACATCAGAGCGCGCGCCGAGAAGCGGGCTAATCTCGCCTTTGTCAAAGGTGTTCTGTACCGGATAATAGGTCAACGCTGCTGTACCCATTCGTTATCGGCTGCGCGCGGTGAAGTGCCTTCAATGGCATCAACACGCCAAGCATTGTCGATAGCCTCGCGGTGCATACCTTGAGCGATTTGAACATATGAAACCTTGCCAGTTACCCAATGCCCGCATTTCATTGCGAGATACGAAGCCAACGCTTCTACAAATACAGGCGGGTATCGGTCGTAATCCTCATTGCGGAAGATATACCGGCAGCGGATCGGCCCCGGCGCATTGGTCAGGATATACGGTCCTTCGACCTCGTGCGGGATTGGCGTGCCTTCGAAGTTGCCACACACCGTCAAAGGCAGAATGCGTAGACTGTCAGCCGGAATAGTGAAGCGGTTGCCCCATCCAAAGTCCGGCGCAACGCTGTCCTTTGCCAACAAGACACGCTTGAGCGCGAAATTCCAATCATACCGAGCAAGCAAGCTATCCCGCGACAGGCCGAAGTTTCGCTTCATCCATCGCACGATAGGCCGATTGTCGTTCTCTAGATTGGTAATCTCTGTCTCTTTCATAATGTCGAGACTGAGATTGCAGATATCAGTCGGCGTCATTCGCCCTCACCTTCTTCCGGTTCAGGCGCAGGCGGCGGTGTTTCTTCCTGCTGCTCGCGGCGCTGACGCTGCTTTTTCAGGTAATACCAAGCGAGAGGCGGGCTATAGCGCGACATCGTTAGTCATCCTTTACAGGTGCACGGACTGGCTTCTGCAGACGCTTTGCAACGCTGCGTCGGATATCAGCAGGCAGTTTCGCAAGGACATTTTCTTCTTCTGGAACCCGATTGGCGCGATCAATCGCGCGCTGTTCCATGTTCAGTTCGTGCAGTGTCTTCTCCCTCAATGGGGCGTCTTCTTGCTTTGGCATGGTAATCTCCAATCGAAAAGAGAGGCTCGAAAGCCTCCCTCTGTTAAGCCATTTGGCCAGACGCTTTGAGTTTTGCCAGAAGCGCATTCAAATCGGCAACAACGCCCGCGACATCTGTTGCAGTGCTATTCGCCTGAGTTGCTGCCTTTTTTACTGTCCCTGCGGTTGTGGTAGTCGCCACAGGGCTGGCAGGAAGCTTCGCACGCTTAAGTGACCTTGGAAGACCATGGGACATCGGAATTGCCTTTCTTGAAAGAAAGGAGGGCCGAAGCCCTCCGATTAGCCGTTGGTTACAAGGAAACTGATTGGAACCTGCTTGCGCTCTGGATAGACGCGGTTCCAATTAGCGGCGGTAGCCAGTTCCACATTGGTTGGGAACTCTGCTGCGACGGATGCATCCTGCCAAGCAATGCCATATGGATGCAGCACGAACTGGCGACGGGTGTAGAGAATGTCGCCACCGACGCCGTTACCCTGATCTGGCTTGCGCTCTGTTTCGACATTAGGGCTTGTCATCATCGCCTGTTCGTTGAAGCTGATTGCTTCATTGCCAAGCAGATACGTGACATAGCCCGATGGGTTGTTTGCGCCGTTGTTGATGACCTGGACAGTGTCAGACACCACAACGCGATAGCCCAGATAAGTCGGGAAGCGAACTTCACCGCGCGCGTCTGGAATAAAGTCGATGAGGTTCTGCTTCTGCAAGCGGGTGTAAACAGCCGAGTGCATGATCAGTGTTGACAGGTCTTCTGCTGCATCACCCATCGTCTGCTTGGTATCAAGGATAGCTTCGGCAGAGATAAGGTTTGCATCAGCGGGCGTGCCAGTCGTGAGGCTGATGTTGTTGACCATGTCGCCGCTATCGTTGGCAACATTGTCAAGGTAGACGCCTTGCAATGAAGCAACAAGGATCTTATTCAATTCACGAATCCACCAATCGGCAACCAGATTGCCAATCGCCTGCATCGGATCATCACCAGCCAGAACACCTGACAGTCGCATCGATGACCAAGACTTGGTGCGAACCTGACGGGCCGCAACATCCTTGAGTGCCTGGATTTTACCATGAGTGATGAGCTGCGCAGGATCATCAGAGCCTACGAACGAGCCATCGTCTGCCAGATCACGCCAAAAAGGAACGTTGGCTGTGCGGCCACCGCCTGTAAGGAAGCTGGACATATTCGCATCATTGCGAAGAATACCAGACTGGAAGATCGCACCACGTTCTTTGGTGCGCTTGATGAGGTATGGATAGAATACTTCCGGAACAATCACGTCCGAGAGGCGAGTAGTAGCCATTGCTATAACCTTTCGTGAATGGCAGTCGCTTAAAGGCCGAACTCAGCGGGGTTCCCGCCTGCGGCTCGTATCAGCGACTTTGCTTTGCTCGGGTCGTCACGGATGAGCTTGCCTTGCTGTGTCAGGTTGAAGTTTTCGGATGAGAATGGATTGTTGAGTGATCCGGAGGCATTGGTTGCCGTGGAATCTTCGCCGTACATTTCCTTGCCGACTTTCGCCAAAGCGAACGCGACATTTGGATCAAGCACCGCCCCCTGAGGGGAAAGAATGCCGCCCTTCACAAGGCTGTCCTTCAAACCAAGCTGGCTGATTGCACGGCTCGTGTATTCGAGATTGTGCTTGTAACCATCGGTGTCCGGATCGCCCCACTGTGATGTGATCGCTCGGTGTGCATCACCTTCGGCTTTTGCTTGCTGCTCTAGCGTTGAGGAAAAGACACCGGCTTGCTGCCCGACGAACTTGTCATGAAGGGATTGCGCCTGTTGCGGGGTTAGACCCGCTTCGTGCGCCCATGTACGGAACTCAATCGCGCTCTTTTCATCATATGGGAAATCCTGTGGCACGGCTTCGGTATTGAGCTTAAGCTCATACTTATCCGGGCTTTCTGGTCGGCCCAACTTTCCGTAGAACGCATTCCAATCTTCTGCCGTTGCATCTGCACCCGGCACTTTCAAGGCCTTGCTCGCGTGGGCTTCCAGATCACGATACGACTTGATCGCATCGTCTGCGGATTTCCACTGCTTCGCTTCGACTAGAGTGCGGTTATCTTCAATTTGAAGGCCAGCCACCCAGTTCTCGTTACCGCCGTTCGACCCATGATCAGTGATAACGGTCGAGTCGGTCGCGGTTGTCTGTGGAGCGGGAGCCGTAGCTTCCACTGCCACAGGCCCATTCGCCTGCTCTGTCATAAGATTTTCCTTGGGTTAATATTGCCCTTGAAGCGCTGCGGCTTCTTGTTGGGCTGCATTTTCCAATTCCCTCATCTGTGAATCAGAGAGGTGCAGGAAACCGAGTAAGTGGCCGAATGCGGCACGAAGGCCTGCATTGTAGCCAGCTTGAAACTGTGAAAGGTCCGCTCCCGGAGCTTCGACCTGATAGAAACCAGTGTGTGCAGCAAAGTCCGCCAGCACGATTTCTGTTTCTTCCGTCTGCTTGCCAAGAACGGACTTGTAAGCGTTCGTGAGCTGTAGCTCAGTATAGAATGGAACAGTCTGACGCTTTGATGCTAGGTTGCGCCAACTCATGCAGGAGCCATCCCGTTAGCCTGTGCCATGGCCTGCATTGCTGGCGTGGCGTCCTTAGCGGCTGTTGCCATGCCTTGGGCCATTTGAAGCGCTGCGGCCTGCTCTTGCTGTTGGGCTGCGGCCTGTCTTATCTGTCCTACCTCGTCATCAGTACGGAACATTTTGCGCGGCGCGCCGCTAATCTCGCGGGTTTGCTCAAGGACTTCATCGCCATCAATGCGAGCAAGTACTGACTGGTCATACTGACCGACGACTGTTGCCATCTGGAGCACACGCTCTACACCCTGCAATTCAGCCATACGGCGCATGCGAGCCAGCGGCCCGGTAAATGCAGGGCTGACATTCTTGCCACCGATCGATGCTGGCGGTTCCAATGGTGAACCTGCTTCAAACGCTCCCTTGCGCTGAATGATATCAACTTCACGCTCGACACCCTGCGCAATGCCGCTTTCGATCTTAGCGCCTGCCGGTCCAAGCTGCTCGCCCTTCTCATTCGCGCGAAGCAAGGCTTCTGTTGCTGTCTTCTGCGGGTCTTCGGCAAGGATCTGAAACAGGTCAACGAACATGCTCTGACGCACGCCCATGCGCTTCGTTTCAATCAGGCGCTCTGCGAATGTCGGGTTCTGTGCCTGAATGATTGGCTGTGCCAGCAAGCGGCCCTGCTCATCCAGATAGCCGGGATTGACCGCGCCACTGTTCAGGTTCAGGCGGTTGTAGATACCGCGCGCCGTAGCCATTGGTGGCTTAATCATCTGCTGCGAGACTTGAGCAACTGTCTTGCCCATGACCTGGAGCATCTTGATTTCCGAGAGTGCTTCCATGATTGGCGACTGGCCGTAAGGGGAGCCGTCCGTCTGGTCCCACCACATCACGTTATATGGGAACGTAAAAAAGCCGCTCGACCTGATCAGGGAGCGGCTGGAAACTTCAATCCAGAATGAGGCATAGGCGGAATGTCGCCGTTTGTCTTTGTATTCACCCGCTTCCTCGCGAGGCATGACGGCATGAACGAAGGTAAACGGCTGGTCTGGCTTCTTCTCAAGAACCTGTTTAACGACCCCGGGGAGCTTGTCACCTTCCTGATTGAAATAGTCACGAGCTGCACGCGCCGTCATTTCATGGACGCGAATGCACTTATCAACATCGTCATAAGCATTGATGCCGAGATAGCATTCAACGACCGGCACCGATCGGTAGAAGAAAGGCACCTTGACCGGATCGACACCGCGCCGGCCTAGATTTTCCTCAAGGTACGTAATGCCTGTACCAAGCCCACAGGTGGCGCGAATGGCCTTCTGATTAGCAAGGGCGAAGTTTGATTTCGTATTATACCGCGCCGAGAAGTGATAATCGCGCAAATGGTCAAGCCATTCTTCCTCAAGATCGGTCGGCTCTGGTGAGAACGGATCGTCTAGAGAGAACGAATGCCACTTCTGAACTCGCGGCGTAATCAGGCTTTCCATACCAGCAGACAGACGAGTGAGCGCCCATGATGCTGTGTTGTCGAATATCTCTTTGCTGCGCTGTGCGGCCTGTGGCTGCTGCGCCGTACCGGTTAGAGACGACGATAGCGTAAGCCCGTTGATCTCATACTTGTGCGAGGCATAAGGCATGCACAGATTAACGACATCACGCCACGCAGCTTCCCACGGAGAGCGTTCAGCCGCCATCTGCGACTGCATCTGCATGATATCGTCTGAGATGCTCATAGATTAGAACCCGCTGATTGTGGTGCGGCGGCGGTTTTCTTCATTGCCATAATCCTGAGCGCCGAGCGGCGTAGTGATAATGGTTGAAGCGCGACCCTGCGCCTGACGGCTTGCGTCTTGCTCTGCTGCTCGGCGGCTCTTTGCTGCCTCTGCATCTTCGCTTGGCACGGCTGGTGCCTCTGGCACTTTCGGTGTATCTGGCTTAAAGCACATCTTCCCAATCCTCTTTCAACCAAGCCCAAAGCTGGAATGTTTCGCCGTTAACGCCATAGTTGGGCATGTCGGCTTCGTGTTTCGCTCGAATGGATTTCAGCCACTTATGAGCAAGGTCATGATCTGCAAGTGAACGAATTTCGACGCGTGTAGCGCCTTCTGCAATGAGACGCTTCGGCCACTCCTGAATGCAGAACCTTGTTATTGCTGGTGCAGCGCGCTTAAACTTGTCTGTCCCATACGCCCAGGCATAACGGATATGAGGCTGATACTGTGGGTTGCCCTGAGTAACGCCAAATGCCGCGACCGGCTGACCTTCTATCCAAGCTGTCCAGCAGAAGTCAGGTGATGTCAGATATGAAACAGCACCGGCTTGTGACCCGCTATCAAGAACTGCCGTAGCGAATATCTCCCGCCTGTCCTGATCGCGCAGGTTTGCCGCGACGAAGCATATGTCTCGCAGCGTGCCGTCTCTGATTTCGACTTTCACCAGCTGTCCAGTATGTTTTCGTCAGGGGCTACAAACTGAGGTTCGAAATGCCCCATGTTCTGATGCGGAACCACCACATGCTCTGCAAATGTCAGTGACAGCGCGTCAGCCAAGTCAGGAGACCGAAGTCCGCGCTTTTTCATGTCGTCCTTCTTCTCAAGCATGATGCGATTAGAAGGATCGAATTTGTATTGCGGGCCTGTCAATTCTGCGGCCAGATCAATCTCAGTCTGATGAATGACGCCTCGGTCACGAAGCCATTCACGCATGCGGCCCCACATTTCAGCGCGTTTATTATAATAGCGATTGTCTTGCGCAGCCTTTGCGCCGCCATTGACTTCGATCACATTAAGGCCAAGAACGCGAAGCCGATCAACAACACCGCCGCCTACACCCACGCCATCAACGAATATGGCCTGAGGGTTGCGAGACTTGGCGACCTCGGAAATGTATCCCGATAGCTGTTGCGTATCGAGGCGCTCCCACTTCATCGTGTCGACAAGCACGTCACCTTCACGGATTGCCAACACAGAACGGTCATCACCAAATCGCGCTACGTCAATGCCAAAAAGTACCGGCTTGGCACCACGTTTGAATTGACGATTCTGAGCCGCGTTCACGTCATCCCATGAGATGAACTGCATATCTGCAAGCGTCTGATACTCACCGAGCCAAACATGCGCATATTTTGCAGGGTCAGACCGTTTATCGCGCTCCATATCCTCACGAAGAGCGACAGGGAAAAACGGATTATCAGAAAAGTTCGCACGCACCACGACAGCATTGTCATTCGCTGTGTTGCGCAGCAGCTTATCAATCGGATCGGTCGGCTGATCTGGATTCCACGAGAACCACAGTTCCGAGCCTTCTGCACGAAGTGTTGGGATGAGCAGATCAAGCGACTTCTGCGAAACAGTCTGCGCTTCTTCTACCCACGCCCTGTTGAAACCTTCCAGCGACTTGATAGACGCCGCATTGTGGCTCTTGAGGCCGCGAAAGATTATCAGGCTGTCATTCGGCCCGCGTATCTCCTGATCAGTAATATCGAAGTCACCAAGCAGGCCATATTCACCGATCTTATCTTCGATCAGCTGCTTGACGGAATCCTTGATCGAGTTCTGCACCTCACGCAGACACACAGCACGTATCTGCTGATGTACGCACTCAAGCACAAGGCGCGTGGCGAATGCATGAGATTTACCCGAACCGCGCCCGCCCCATGCGCCATAATAGCGAGCGCCTGGACGAAACAGCGGCTTGAATACCTCAGGTATTCTTATCCGTTGAGCCAGATTGTTCGACAAATTCAACCTCGAAACGTCTTACAGGAATAGGGCCACCGTCTGGGCCGCTATGCTCATTCATAACCTTGTCGCCGTACTTCTTCGGCGCGATCTTCGACATGAGCCATTTACGAGCATCAATCCTGAGCTTTGCCCGCTGAGTGTCTTCTTCGTTGCCTTCGTCAGCGATTTCGAGAATATCCTCGGCCATCGCGTCAACCTGAGCTTCGCGTGCGCGTGCGTACTGCGCAGAAAAGCCTTCACGATCATCTGTTACCCAAAGGCGAACAGTGCTTTCAGCTGGCATTCCACTCTCTGAACAAATCGAACGAAGCGAACGTCCGGAAGCAAGCTCTTTCAGAATGTATGCTGCTAATGCCTCTGTATATTCTGTCGGCCTGCCCTTAGTGACCGGCTGGCCTGCTTTCGCTTCTGCCCTGTCAGCAATTTCTTTTACACGCTCCGGTGAGAGAGCCATCACCTACACCACGTCTTTGTCAGGTAATCGTTGAATGAGCAGTGACGCTCGTAAGGTAGCGCACATGCTGCAAGTAGGATAAACGCAGAGAGAGCGAGAAGCTTGGTGGTCATTCTTACTTTCCTCTTGCTCGATCTAACGCGTCCATCAGTATGAACGATGCTTCTGCTCTTGTGAGGCGGGATGATCGGAGAATAGTGTTGCCTTCGTGATCGACGCCGACGACAATGACATCTTGATATCCGTCATGATCGCGGGCGCAATAATCTAGGCATTCCTTGACCGTCATCCGCTCATGAGCACCAAGTGAAATGATTTGCGCACCGCTCATCCAAACTCCTCAAGCTGGTCTGCCTGCTTTCTGAGTATCTGCGCCACGTCTTGTGGTGTGTCGCTATCCATGAAAGCGGCTATGACTGCTTCAAGAATGATCATATTGCGAGCGCGCCAGACCTTCTTTTGTGAAGCTTCTGCTAGAGAGGTGATTAAATCACATTCCCTCTTGGATTCCGCACTCATAGACAACCTTATTGTTTTTCAACCGACGCGACCCAAACGGGATACCCTCAATCTTGAACTGAATGCCAAGTGCCTTTGCTGCCCACGCAAGGCAAGCAACACGCCAAGCAGGGAAAGGCTGAAGTTTGAAATTCGCTGGATGATATGGGCGCATTTTGAGGCTCCAATAAAAAACCGCCACCCGAAGGTGACGGCTATTTCCACTTACATGATTGGGGCAATAAACTAGCGGGTCGAGAGAAACTTAAATCTATCTTGGTGAAACAAATCACCTACCTTATTCAGGCTGACTAAATGTCATTCGTTAGTCAAGTCCTGTGGAATCGCCTTGCGGTCTATCCCGTAGAAGTCCACAAGTGCGTCTAAGCCTATGGCGAGGAAGCGGGCCATGTGAGGCAGATGCATGCCTGTATCCTCATCGAGAATGCAGACATTGCGGACTGTGGTGGCGATCGGCCGTCCTGATTGATCGACCCTGCGGATTGCTTCACCCAGATCAAGAATACGCTCGCGCGCCTGCTCAGCCGCTTCCGGCTTATCAATGCCAGAGCCATGAACGCGGGTCATATCATGTGCCCGCGCAGATGGGTATGGAATGCCGCTTAGAGCGTAATACCGGCAATAGTCGGCACCATACCGCAATCCTGCCTGATAATGCGCATAGGTGACGCGATCTGGAAACAGGATATGGAGGCGACCGAGAACGGATCCCGCTTCTGGCCGCTCTGCGATCGATGCAGACATCCCCATTTTCATGCGGGCTGAAATAACAACCAGCTTTGTCTCTGCTTCTGATTCATGTGTTCTGCGGACGATAGATGACTTGCGTCTGCTCTTTCGTCCGTTTGGCTCACGCTCTGCCGCTGGCAAAACTGGCCTTCCCTTTTTCAGTCGTCGCTTTTCAGCCTTTGAATATGCCGCCATGCCTGTTTCCTCATCGCCTGGGGTTATGCTTGGTCAGGATCGTCTCGGAACTCGCCGCACCAATGATCCCGCTTTGTCAGATTTGTTGTTGAGCGCGGCAAAGAGCATGAAGTCATGCCAAGTCCTGCCGCCGCGTCATGGTTGTGGTTCGGAGGGAATCGAACACACTCGCCAACTGTCGCGCTAATCCAGCGCCAGAAATCGCAGCCAGCACAGCAAGGGCCGTTCTTTGCATAGAAGGCATCAACGCATTTCTGTGTCTGCACTTCTGCCGGTTCGTTGCTGACCACGTAGAGCATAGCCCTCTCCTATGCCGCCTGCTTGACGAGACGCGCGAGTGTGGCGTCCCTGCCGTGTTGTTTGATAAAACGCGCTGCTTCTTCTCGGCTTTCAAAGCCAAAGCGGTTCTTTGCGTGAAGGATTGTTGTGTGGTCACGACCGCCGAGAAGCTTGCCAAGCTGCGGCAGGCTCATGTCTGGACGAAGCGCCCATGCGCAAAGGATAGCGTAGTGGCGCAGATCGGTCATGGTGCGCATACGGCGATGGCCTAGAATGTCTTGAGCTGTGTACTTTGTGCCTGCCACTGCATGAGTGACGATATCTTTGACCTGTGTACGCTCACCCAAAATGATATCGACTGCTCGAAAGCTCGAGATTATCGCCACCGACTTTGCAATGACTTCCAGATGCTCGGCAGCTTCGCGTTCGGCTTCTGCCTTCGCAGCCGCTTGGGCTTCCAACAACAAACGCTCCTTGAGCTTACGCTCTGCATTGCGTTGCGCGATGATTTTTGCAGCGCCCTGATTTGTACGGATTGCTGAAACTGCGAACATCACACAACCTCCCCGCGAGCCTTGGCTAACGCTGCCTTTGCGAACGCAACCATGGGGCATTCCTTGAACTCCGGCGTGATAAGTCCAAGCACGTCTTCCAACGCCTCATAAAGCTCTGGCGATGCGGCGATTAGGTGGGCGTTTGCAATCTCTGTCATTCGATCATACCGAGGCGGAGAAAGACCTTCCTCACCTTCATTGTCTGAATCAAAACCCGGCTGGCAGATGGCGTAACCTATGCCTTCAGGCCCATAAATAACGCCTCTAAATCCGCAACCGCATTCAATCTCTTTGTCTATATTTGCCAAGTGCGCGCATAGATGCCACGGCCCCGGCGTAAACTTTGTATCGGCCATCACGCGGCCCTCCCTTCCTGCTGCGGGAATGAATAACCTCTGGCAACGCCTTGATGCTTGATGAGCAAGCCGCGATCTACCAATCCATAGACAAGGCGGTGAACGCTCGACTTTGAGGCAAGGCCAATCCCGGCTGATATTTCTTCATACGAAGGCCCGTAGCCTTTCGTACTGGCGTAAGATTTTATGAAGTCGTAAGCGTCTTTCTGGCGCTTGGTCAGCGTGATCATGCGCGTGCTCCCTTTGCTGGCCCATAGACGGTTCCTGTCTTGGCTACCCAAAGCGAACCGACTGGAAATTCTCGCTTGCCTTTGGAAGACCAGACACCGTGATCAATGCCAGTCGCGATAACTTCCCGGCCTTTGGTGTGGTCTACCTTACTGGCTCTGCTTCGATGTTCTGCTGCTTCTCTGCGTGCTGCCTCGACTTCACGGACGTAGGCCATGCTGTCGAGGATCGGTTTCATAACTCGTTCGCACTCGCGGCGAAGCTCTGGCGGCGAAGGCATGAAGCCATGCTGCAACTCTGAATGACCCTGAATGATGTTCTGGACGGCCATTTCCAAGCTGTGGCGAGAGACGCCATGAAGCGCGCGAAAATAAACTTCCTTGAACAGCTTGCGGTCACTTTGAACCCGCGCTGGCAATGCGGAGAGGACGTACATTGCCTTCGAAATGTCCTCCTCCGTAACCAACATCGAGTATGCCTGATTGGTAGCTATCTGGTTCATCTCGTAAAATTCCTCGTTCTCTCAGGTCATCTCCCCAAATTTCAGTGGCTGTTTCACCACGCTTGGGCGGAGGTTCTCGACGTGTGGAAGATTTTCGGTTCTCGACCCATTCCGGCTTGAATCCCTGCCAGCCCGCCGAAATCATCACGTCAGCCGCTTCGTTCGGATCTGAGCACTTGGCAAATTCGGCTGCGAGCAATTGAGCTGCTCTGACGGTCATGGGTTTTTTGATTGCTTTGCGGTGATCAATCACTGCCTGCGAATGATCTTCATCCAGAACATTCATCAATTCGCTTTTGACAGATGGTTTTGCGGGCGCTTGCGCCTTAACATCTGAACGAAGTGAAGATGTATTTGGTGTATTGGTGTATTTAGTGCGTCCGTCTTGCGTCCGCTCTGCGTCCTGCGTGCGTCCGCCTTCCTGATATTTCGAGTAATTACAGATAGTTACCTGCGTCTTGCCTGCGTCCGTTTTTGTCACGATCATTTCGTGATTTTCGAGCACGCGAAGGAAGGTGCGAACGCGTTTTTCTGACTTCCAATTCCACTCTTTTGCCAGTCCGCGCAGGGTGACGAAGACCGAACCAACAGGCACAGGAACAACGTCATTCCCGATGCGGTGATGCGTCGGAGACCATGCAGCGTTCGTGATAAGCCACAGCCATGCATCGCTCTCTGATCGCTCGGAATTGGCGAACAAAGGATGGTCGAGTATGTCTGCTTGAACGCGCACCCATCTGCTCATGACGACAACGCCTCCTCGGCGCGCTGCAAGATGACGACACACTCCTCTTTCAAACCGGCATCCCACGTCATTGTGAGGCGTTCACAGAGGCTGTCGTTCTTGATGACCTTGTAATGCTGGAGAACGTCGAGAAGCGCTTTCATGCGGTTGTCGAGGTCCATGCGCTTATGCGGGCGCTTCAAAGCAACTGAGATGCTGAAAGGCCCGTCGATGAATTCGTTCTTGCGGTTGAGGAAGAACCCGCAGTCTTTGCGCCACTTCGCATATTCAGGCGACACGCGGCGAGACTTGCCCCAGCCGACATAGATGTCCCAAACAGACGGAGGGAACGGGAGCGCGAGCTTGATCATGCTTCGCCTCCAAATAGTTCGCCCTGTCTGGCGTCTTTGCGGTCGAGCATGCGTAGAACGGTTTCGCCACGATGCTCTTTATCCCAGACGAACCAGGCGTTGAGCATTGGCGGCGCGCCCTGACCGGTGAAATCAATCTTCCAGCGCATTAGGTAGACGCGCGCAGGAGGGAACCGGCCCCAGAATGATGCAAGGCCACCTGCCCCCGGCCAAGACCAGTTGAGCAGTAGCGCCATGTAATCAACGTCAAGGGTATCAAGAGCATGATAAAGCCAGCGTGCTTTGCCGTTGCCCCATCCGCATTGATCGAAAGGTGGATTCGTTACGATGGCAGGCGCTGGCGATACCGGGAAGTCATAGAAAGACCGGATATCCGCATCGCAGCCGCGATCGATCAGATCAGACGAACGAACGACAAGGCCAAGAGATTCCATTTCGCGAACCATTGCGCCGTCACCTGCTGCAGGTCCCCAAATGCAAGGGAAGTCGCGCAGGCGCTCAATCTCAGCATGGAGAAACGCGCGCGTCGGCTCTGGCGGTGTCGGATAAAACTCGTTTGGTTCACGCTCAAGGGAATCGGTTTTAACAATCTCGCCATCGAGCATGATGTGAACCGGCTTAGGCTTATTCCCTGTAGCTCTGAAAAGACCGCGTGCGCTTGCTGTCATCACGCCACCCACTTCGCATAGACAACAGCGACGGCGAGCGGTGGGAATACGATGATAAGGGCAACGATAGCCCACTCAACGAGCGTCTGGATGATGCCAGTCTTTGCCATTGGGTTTGCCAGTTCTGGCGCTATCCAGAGCGCTAAGGAACGCCCGCATCGCAACAGCGAGAGGGCGAGCGAAATCCTGATCATCGTTCCCCAAGATTTCCGTTGCTCTGCTGATGAGTTCATCGACTTCGCTGAGTTTTTGCTGTCCGTATTTGACACCGGACACCTCCTCTACTTTTCGTAGCTCTTTCGGCTTGATCGATACGCGCTCATCGGCGTACCAAACGTCCTTGGTTCGATTGAATGACCACTTGAGTGCTCGTGATGCGGTAAGGATTCGCGCGCCAATGCCGCTTGCTGCCGATGGAGGCGCAATGCGTTCTTTCAAAACCTTGGACGCGAAAACCAATTCAGACATTTCTGATTTCTCCGACAACTTTTCGGACATTTCCGAAAATCTCCACGCTACGTTTCAGGACATGGAGAGCCTGAGACGTAACGAACGCAGGAGAGAGAATTTGCAGCACATCGGGCACGCAGCGTGGCGCGTTTTGCAGAACGCACGAAAGGCAGCGATAGCCCGAAGAAATGACGCGGATGCACAGGCGCACAACGGAATGTTCAAGGTTCCGGTGAGGTCTAAGACCAACCATGCTGTGCCACAGCCGGAGGCATCCGCTAGCACCATCGAAGACCCGGCCATGATTGGTAGATCGCGAGATAAACGCTCGACGGGCATTTGAATTTGAATTGGACAGGATGTTTCTCATCATCGCCGCCTATTCCTGTCCAGAAAGGAGAGCCTCACCGCGCTTATTGAAGGCGGTGAGGCTTTTCTCGTCTGCTGCTTGGGAGGCGGGAGACGCAGACGAAAGGAGATTGCGTAAAGCATGATGACGAGTGCGACCGCTCGCGCCTTTGCCGGTGATCTGGCAAGTCGCAATGAAATTACCGTCTTGTGTGGGATATACGGTCGCGCTCATGGCTCAGCTCATGCCCAATGCGTCCATGTAAAGCTGAAGCATTGCTTCGGCTTCTTGGCGCTCATGATCTTCTTTTTTACGGAGACGGATAATTTCGCGAACAACGGGCGCTTGGAATCCAGAGCCTTTCAGTTCCGCATAAACTTCCTTGATGTCGTCGCCGATTGTCTTTTTTTCTTCTTCGAGGCGTTCAATACGCTCGATGAAGGCACGCAATTGGCCGACAGCAATCGTCTGGGCTTCCGATGTAATATCGTCGCTCATTGGATAATCCTGATTAGGGTTGAGGTTTGGGTTGTTCATGCTGACGCTCTTGCACATTGCATGGACGTTTTCTCGAAAGACACGAAATCTTCCGGCTTAAGTTTGAGCTTCCGCTCCTTTGCCGCAGTAATCAGAATAGGCAAATGCCAGTGAGGAATAGCGCCACCGGTGCCGCCCGATTGCTTAGGCATACGCCAGCGCATCACCGTATGTGGAGAAACGCCGACGATTGTCGCAACGGCGGTCAACCCGCCGAATTCTTTGATGATTTTATTTGCTGGCTCGTGTCTCATGAGAGGAATGTACGATAAACGCACACGCATCGCAAGAGGAAATGTACGATATTGCTACAGGAATTACGCGCGTGGCTGTGCGAAAATCATCCATCATGGAAAATTTGCAGCAAACCTATATCGACTGGATCAGAGAAGGCTTGAAGGTAGACGGCAAAACCCAAACAGGGCTAGCTCAATATCTTGGCGTTGCTCATCCGCAGATCTCGCGCCTACTAAAGGGTACACGCTCAATCAAAGTCCACGAGTTGCAGAAGATATCAGAATACATTGGCATCCCTATTCCAGGTAGCGATGCCGTACCGGTCAAATCAAAGAAGCAAACTGTTGCCAAAGTGATTGGCACTGCTGACGCTGGCTCATTTCGCGAAGTTGATGACACCAACCAAGACGACTTGCCGGAGATACCAGCTGAGCGCGACGAACGTTTCCCGAATGCGCGTATCATTGCCTTTGATGTAGCTGGGGATTCAATGAACGCCCTTAAACCACGTCCGATTTTACCGGGGGATAGGGTAATTGCTTTAGCCTATGAAGACATTCAGCACGAATTTCCGTTGCGGAACGGTCTGACAGTAGTTGTCGAGCGCGAGCGTGATGGCGGTCAGATGCGCGAATGGTCCGTAAAGGAAATTCAACTCTTTGATGATCGGGCGGAGTTTCATCCAAGATCAACTAGCGCACGCCATAAGCCAATAATTATTGAGAAAAATGAAGACCCGGACAATGGCGAAACCGTCCGGGTTATTGGACTGGTGATACAGATAGTCAGTGCGCCGATGTTCTAAGCAGCGAATTTCTTGCTGTCAAAATCGAAATCACGGCAAGCCTTAGCGATGTCCGCCATGAACCACCGATTAGGTTGCTCGCACATAAGCGAGCGACCATCTGGGCTGAGATAGTTCATGATCGGGAGGACGCAGAATTCTTCCTCATCCCCAACCGGTACAAAACCGGATATCTTAAAGCTGTAGCCCGGAAACTTACGGGATAAGTGGTCTTTAAGCATCTCTGCTGAATCTGCCACCTGAGCCGCGCGCTCATATGGTGGAACAATGATGTATTCCAAGACTTCACGCGTCATTACTCGTCTCCTACGGTTATATCTAAAAGCTGACCGATAACGCTTTGACAGTGAATGCAGCAGAACCGCATATCGCTTAACAAGGCGCTTTGTATCAGTTCATCGGCATCCGTTGGCATATCGGCGCAGACAGGGACAGTCAGACCTCTCTCTGACTCTCTCATGCAATTTTCACACCGAATATGAAGTGTGAATGACTGATACTCATGTTGCCGTAACGCCCACCCCATTCCCTTCTACCTCTCCGCGATGTTCTCTTTCTGTTCTCATTCAGCCAGAACGTAAGAAAAGAGTCGAGTCTTATTTTTGTTCAAGGCGCGATTCGCACGTCACAATTTTTTTGTGCTTTTTTCGTACATTTTCTATTGCACGCTCTGTGCGTTTATCGTACATTCAATTCAACAAACGAATTGGAGCAACGAAATGCACTCCACATACCAGATCACCGGAAACGACCTTGCGAGAGCCTTTGCAGGCATTGCTCAGACGGTAAACAAGCCACGCTTTTTGCGTGACGTTCTCGCCATCAAGAAAGAACGTGGAGACGAGGATTGCGCCTATTTCGAGCTTAACGCTCGCTACTACGCCAATCGTCTGAACTCGACCGTTGAAGGCGCTCATTACATTGCAAGCCGCGCTCCAAGCATGAAGCGCTTCGCAGAAATGCTTGAGGAGTTCCTGTAATGGCCGAGATTAAAACAGGAGGTCCAGCGTTTCCTCTAGAAAATGTTGGCACAGAATTCCAACCCGGCATGACGCTTCGCGATTACATTGCAGCGAAAGCACTTCAAGGGTTTCTCTCCAGCCGATATGTCTCCGATTTTATCAAAGAAGTTGGGAATTTCAGCACGGATTCCGATGTACGGCGCAATCTGGCAACAAACGCGTATCTGTATGCCGACGCCATGATCACAGCCCGCGAAGGCGGTGCTTCATGACCCTCTGCACCTTCGTAACAATCCTTTTCATCCTCGCCATTGCTGCAACAGCAGCAACGTTTCTCATGCTCTGCCATGCCGAAACAATGGCGGAAATCGCTCGGAGTGAAACAGATGCGCTCTAAAGAAAATACACCGCTGAAAATATCTGTGATGCCGTCGCGTTCAACTCGTCAGTTCGAGATTAGAAGCAACTACCGCGATGCGGCAGGAGAGTGGGACGACATCTATGTCGACTTCTCTGGCTTCTTTGGGAAGTTCTCGCCGCACACATTCGCCCTAGCTCCTGAAATGCTTGAGGTGTTGGATATCGTTTCTGCCCTCGACATTGACCCTCGTGTTTTGCGCCGTGTCGATGATCTGAGAGCGAAAGCCAGAGGTGCTTCATGACCAATCATGCCGACCACCTCAGCGCTGAACAGGTCGAATTGTATCTGACCGCAATCAGCACAGACAAGCCAATCGACGACCGCATTCAAGCAGCTGGCGACCTTCTCGCCCGTCCTCTCCCTTACGACGCACGCCGTGAAATCCGGTCGATCTATCTGAACCTCACAGATCGTAAGTATCTGGCCGAAGAAGGAATTGCAGCATGAATGCGCAGACACAGACAGAAACCGGAACTGATATCGTCGGCTATGTATCGGCTAATCCTGTTTCGGTTCTCGTTGATGAGAAAATATATTCTCAGTTCTACGAGCAGATCAAGGCCGAGACTGACGCTTTCAAGCCAGACCTTTCGACCGTTTCGAGCCGCAAGGAAATATCTTCCCTCGCCTATAAGGTGACGCGCACCAAGACGGCTATCGATGCAGCTGGCAAAAAGCTGAATGAAGACGCTCGCGCCAAGATCAATGCGGTTGATGCGCAGCGCCGTAAGATCCGTGAAGAACTCGACACGCTTGCTGAAACTGTTCGCAAGCCGCTGACCGAATGGGAAGCTGCCGAAGAAGCGCGCATTGAGAATATCAAGTCTACTCTCGCCCATATCGATGCGTGTGGCAAAGGTATGATCGGCGGCGAGCCGCAGGCGTTCGCCATTCTTTTCCGTGAACTGGAAGAAAAGATCATCATTGATGACAGCTTTGGTGAGTTCAAGGAACAGGCAGAAGCCGCAAAATCGGAGGCTCTCGCAAAGCTGAAAATCGCCTTCGATGCCCACCAGAAGGCCGAGGCCGACCGTATCGAACTTGAAAAGCTGCGTGCTGAAAAGGAAGAACGCGACCGGCTTGAAGCGAAACGCGCAGAAAAAGAACGCATCGCTCAGGAAGCACTTGCTCGAGAAAAGGCTGAGAAAGAGCATCAGGAACGCTTGGCAGCAGAGCAGAAGGCCCGCGAAGAACGTGCGGCTCAGCAAGCGCGTGAACAGGCAGAGCGTGAAGCGCGCGAAGCGATTGAACGTGCCGAACGTGAAAAAGCAGACGCTGTTGCCAAGGCTGAGGCAGAAGCCCTCGCAGTAAAGCAGAAAGCCGAACAGGCCGAAGCAAAGCGTGCAGCCGAAGCCAAACGCATAGCCGACGAACAGGCGGCACGTGATGCCGACACAGCTCATCGCTCCAAAATCATGAAGTCTGCAAAAGAGGCATTGATGGCCCAAGGCGCAGACGAAGAAACAGCCAAGAAGATCGTTCTCGCGGTTATCGCTGGCGAAATCCCCAACGTAACATTGAGGTTTTAATCATGGCCGCTCAAGCACTTGATATTAAGCAGGAGAGCAATGCGCCCGTTTACCGTGGCGGCGATGCTCCAATGATTTCCATGATCGAACGTATCGCCATGGACCCGACAATCCCTCTCGACCGTCTGGAAAAGATGCTCGATATGAAGGAGCGTATGGAAGACCGCGCCCGAGAAGACGAGGAACGGCAGGCCAAGAAGGCATATTTCGCGGCGATGTCTAAGTGCCAGGCTGAATTGCCAGTCGTGACAAAGACGCGCAAGAACAGCCACACCAATTCTACATATGCGGACCTTGCAGCAATCGAAGATCAGGCAATGCCGATCATTCACGCACACGGCTTTGCAGTTTCGTTCCAGCCAGACGGCTATAACGATAAGGGTGAGCTTCGCATTCTCTGGGAAATCTCGCACGCGGAAGGCCATTCCAGAAACGGTGTAGGCGAAATCCCTGTCGATGGCGCAGGAGCACAGGGCAAGGTCAACAAGACTGGAACGCAGGCGTTTGGCAGCACCGCCACATATGGCCGTCGATATCTGCTTTGCATGCTGTTCAACATCAGCACAGGTGATGACCGCGACGGCAACGCGCCGAAGCCAGACGTCAAAACAATATCGGAAGAACAGCAGATGAAAATCCGGGAGATGCTGGAAGCTACCGAATCCGACGAGAAACAATTCCTCTCACTCGGCGGCATCAGCAACCTTTCTGACATGGCGGTAAACCAGTTCGACAATGCCATGAACATTCTCAAGCAGCGCCTTGCTAAGCGGGGTCACTGACCATGGAAGTGTTCGACATGGATCAGGGTGGAGACGAGTGGTTTCAGGCTCGTCTCGGCATCCCTACCGCTTCAAAGTTCGCAACAGTCATGGCGAAAGGCGAAGGCAAGACGCGCTCAGAGTACATGCGCAAGCTGGCTGGTGAAATCATCACCGGCGAAGTGACTGAGAGCTTTTCAAACTCTCACACTGAGCGCGGCAAGGAAATGGAGGACGAAGCCCGTCAGACATACGCCTTCATCAATAGCGTAGAGCCTGAACTCGTCGGCTTCATCCGCAACGGCGAAAAGGGCGCAAGCCCTGACAGTCTGATCGGAGTAATAGGCGGCTTGGAAATTAAGACCGCCTTGCCACACATCCAGATCGACCGCTTGGAACGTAACCGCCTGCCACCAGAGCATAAGGCACAGGTACAGGGCAATCTTTGGATATCAGACCGGGAATGGTGGGATTTCGTTTCCTACTGGCCTCGCCTGCCGATGCTGTGCGTCCGCGTGTTTCGCGATGAAGACTACATCAAAACCATGTCTGACGAGATTGACCGCTTCAACGATGAGAAAGCGGCACTGATCGAGCGCATCCGCTCTTACGGTCAGGAACCGGCGAAGGAAGCAGCATAATGTCTAGCGCTCCTATTACAATGGAATGGAATGGCGAGGCCATGATACCGGCTTCCGCTTTATGGGCCGCTCGCGCTGACCGCCAGTTTGTCGTCGGTGAAGTTTACAAAATGGTCGAACATAACGACCGTTCAGAGAACAGCCACAACCATTATTTTGCCGCGGTAAAGAATGGATTCGACAATCTGCCAGACGAATTGCGCGGCGATTATCCAACTGCTGAGCATCTGCGCAAGAAAGCACTCATTCGCTGTGGTTATCGCAACGAGAGGGATATTGTGCTGTCGTCAAAGGCTGACGCCGAACGTGTAGCAGCGTTCATGCGACCGGCTGATGATTATTCCATCGTGTTCAACGTCGAATGCGTTGTGCGTGAATGGACAGCCAAGAGCCAGAAAAAGAGCGCAATGGACGCTCGCGAATTTCAGAAGTCCAAACAGGATGTTCTCGACTTTATAGCTGGGCTTCTCGGCGTTCAGCCTGAGGATTTGGCAAGGAGCGCAGCATGAAAACCATGTCCCTCCAAGCCCCTTCCGATGTTCGCCGCAGTCGTGAGAAGGCAAAGCTCTACATCGCCACACATGACCAGCTTGAACGCGAAGTGCGCGGCAAGTTCGACCGTGAGTGTGTTCTGGAGCTTGATATCGTCCTGTCGCTCACCGACTTCTCGGAGGTGAACCATGCGAACCGTTAAAGAATGGATAGGCAAGCACGACGACGCTGCGATACCTGATGGCGTCAAGCGCCGGATTGTCAATCGTCAGGAAGGCTGCTGCGCATTGTCTGGCAAGCCTTTCGGACCCGGAAACAAGCCTGAGTTTGATCACAAGGTCCCTCTCTGGCTTGGTGGAGAACACCGCGAAAGCAATCTCCATGCTATTTGCGCCGAGGAACACAAGGCCAAGACAAAGGCCGAAGCCACGGTTCGCGCCAAGGTCAACAAGGTTCAGGATAAGCATTTGGGCATCAAAGGCCCGAAAGGCACGATTAAAAGCGCCGGCTTCCCGAAATTCGAAAAGCCCGCCCGCATCGACAAAAAAGCCCTTCCACCATTGCCATTGCCCCGGCTCATGCAGTCAGGGATTGCGAGGACGCGAGCATGAAACTGTGCGAGCAAACACTTAAAGCAGCATCCGACCACCTCAACGCAATTTCCTCAGCAATGTGGGAACGCACAGAGATTAACCGTTCTGAGCCTCATTCGGACGCTGAAAAAGAAGACGCCACCACAGCTTACATTTACGAGAAGGCCGCAGAAAGCGTGCTTTCTCTGATCGGGAGCGCACGCCCATGACCATCCCAGATGAAGCGGTACAGGCTATGCCAGACCGCATTTACGCGGTGAAGCGGACGGAAGGGTCGAGCTGCGTTGTTAGCTTCGACACACCAAGCCTTGATTACAATGTTGAATACGTTCGCGCCGATCTTGCCCTGCCTTTCCTGGAAGGGGTGCAGGTAGGAGCGACCGATATCGGAAATCCGATAACGCTTGTTTACACGAACTACCGCGGCGAGACCTCGGAACGCACAATCACGCCAATCAAGCCTTGGTATGGATCGACAGAATGGCACCCGGAACCGCAATGGCTATTGACTGCATTCGACCACGAAAAGCAGGCGAACAGGGATTTTTCACTCAAGGACTTCGGCTATCCGGCCCCATCCCCGCGTGCGCAGGCGTTGGAGGAAGCGGCGAAGATCGCATTCGATGTTTCAGAGAATGGCGAATACATGGGGAATGGCGATTGCAGCGGAAACTCAATTTTTCAGCAGGGCGCTCGATACGTTTATGATGAGATATGTGAAGAAATCCGCGCCCTCTCGTCTCAGCCTGTAGCGGATGGGTGGTTGCCGATTGAGACAGCGCCGAAGGATGGGACGCCGTTCCTTGTCTTTGTCCCTGATGACCAATTCAGTGACGGGACAGGTATCGACGTAATTTGGTACGATGAAGAACGGTGGCTTTTCGGCTCTAATACACCCTTCATTCCGGCAAATGATCCCACCCACTGGCGTCTCCTCCCAGCCTCACCGGGAGCGTCGGAATGAGTATGTTGCGAGTATTAATCGGCGGAGAGTATTCCGGCACAATCCGTGACGCTTTTCTTGCACTAGGCCACAACGCCATGTCGTGCGATTTTTCGCCAACTTCTGTGGCCGGTCCTCATCATCAGGGCGACTGGTCAGAAATTGAGGGAGATGGATGGGATTTAGCTATCTTCCATCGCACTTGCACATTTATGGCAAACTCTGGGGCAAAGCACCTTTACCTGAACATGAGCAAGAACGGCGGTCTGGATGAAGACCGTTGGCTTAAGATGGGCCGTGATGCTTGGGCTTTCTGGTACCACATGCAGACTTGCCCCGTGAAGTTCGCCGCATGGGAAAACCCTGTCATGCTTGGATATGCTCAACAGATGATCGGCAAGCCCAATCAGACCGTCCAGCCGTGGTGGTTTGGCACTGACGAGAACGGCCCGGACAATGTGAAGAAAGCAACATGCTGGTGGACCAAAGGTGGCTTGCCAGCACTTCGCAGAACCGGAACGCTCGACGGCTCTACAGCCCGTGACGAGGTTTTCAAGATGGCTCCTACAGAGGACCCGGAAGAACGCCGCATGGCTCGATCCAAGTTCACACCAGGTCACGCGGCAGCAATTGCACGACAGTGGGGCGATTACGTCATGGACCATAAGCGTCTTGGTACAAATCCTACCCCTAAAATGAACTTACACCCAGAATATGTACCAGCCACCCGTCCGACAGGAGGCAGCGATGCAGACGCTTGAAGAAAAGACGTGGCATGAATTGGAATGCGCGGCCAGAAGTGCGGGCGGTATTGAGGTCGCAATGGTCAGCCTTCCTATCGAAAAGGTGAAAGCGCTCGTTGCAGGCCGCACCCGCCCCTCCGCGCCGGTCGAGGGGTTGGAGACGGTTGGCTACGTGACGACATCGCCCACCGGAGCAGAGGTATTTCAGCGTAAGCCTCTGGTTCCGGGGCATGGTCAATTTGGTTACAAACAAGACGCAGTGGTCACCCGCTCGCAGGCTGATGAGCTATTGGCGGCGGAACGGGCGGAGACGATGCGGCAAGTAAAGCACTGGTCCGAGCTTTATAAGCAGCAGCATTACCGTGCCGAGAAAGCCGAGGCCATCATTGCGGCGGAACGGGCGGAGAACGATGAAGCCTATGAGCTTGGAAAGCGTGACGGTTATTCCGAAGCGGTGCAGGAAATCGACCTGAAAACAGGCGGTGACGGTGAATACCGTTATTGCACCGATCATGATCCTGAACGGCATACGCCAGACCCTGCAAGCATGATCCAGCGCATTGTTGAGCGGTTTGAAACCCTCAACACCATGGAAAGCGTCTCCGAAATCAACGAGTGGAAGGAACGCGCCGAGAAAGCCGAAGCCGACAACGCGGCGCTGACTGCGAGGGTTAAAGAGTTGGAGAACAGTCTTGCCGATGCGAGAGACATTGCAAGGAACGCGTCATCTAATGTTGATTATTGGAGCTGCCAGACCAAAGCCCTCGAAACCCAACTCGCGGCGGCAAGGAAGGCGTTGGAGTTCTACGCGGACGCGTCAAAATGGGACGACGGGTATTTTAAGTCTGAAGATGATGGGACAGTCCTTCGCGCTTATCCGTCTTCAATTGAGAAGGATCAGGGCGACCAAGCCCGCGCCGCCTTGGAGGGTAAGCCATGAGACTGCCCACAGCAAAAAACGACCCTCGCTGTTCGTGTGTAACAGGCCAGTATGAGTGCTGGTACTGCCGCAAACCCAAGCTCGAAGCGATTGAGCGACGATTAACCCCAGCGCAGCATGCATATGATCGTCTGGCACTTGCTGGATGGCGTAGTGATGACGACTACGAAGCTGATTGCTGCTCGTGCCACATAAACCCTCCATGCGGGTATTGCACAAGCCACTGTATTGAATGCGGAAATCACAATGACGACTGCGAATGTCATGAAGGAGAAGCACGATGACCCTCATTGACAGACTATCCAAGCTGGACGGGTCAAACCGGCGACTGGATCACGAAATGCATATTCTGTTTTTCGTACCTGACGACAAGAGAGACACCGTAGAGTGGAACCATTTCGGATCGTATTCATGGTCGCCATCACCTGATCACGTCATGATCGACAAGGTTCCTGCCTACACCGCATCTGTAGACGCGGCTATCGCGCTGGCTGAGAGGGTGTTGCCGGGGTGGGTTTTCGACAATGTTGGACAAGATTACGAAGGCTTTCCGGGCGGATACAAATCATTCGGCTGGACTGTGGAAATGGTCAACGGGAAGCGCGTTCAAGGCCAAGCACCCACATTGCCTATGGCAATCTGCATCGCCATCTTGCGCGCAAAGGAGGTCAGCCATGGCGAGTAAGGAACTGATCGCACTGGTTGCTGAGGCAATCATAGACAATCCGCCGATTGAAACCATGACGGACGATGAAATAATCATCGACTGGTCGCCAACAGCCAAAGCCGCCATTTCCACCATCCTCGCCGCTCTACAGGAGCCTACAGAGGGGATGCTCAAAGAAGCCCACAAAGCAGAAAACGAAAGTGCAGTTCATAACTACGGCTCATTGCCTTCCGCAACTGACTATTGGGATTTCATGCTCAACGCCAGCCCACTTGGGGAGCAGAGCGAATGAGCGGAGGCGGTCACATCATCGAAAAAATGCCTGTCACGCTGGAAAGCGGGAAACAGGTTATTCGCTACCATGTTATGGATCGCCACGACGATGAGGTTTGCGTTTACGCTGAACCTGCTGGGACAGAGCCGCAACTCCGCGATCAAATGTGGTGGGGAGGAGCGCAGATTATCTACTTCGGTGAAAATGACACAGGCCGTCTAACCAAGGTCGGATATTCGTTCCGGCCTGGTCGCCAAGCCCTGAAAGGCGGTTAGTAGATGCGTATCACCGACCTTGAGAAGTTTGCACTCGAGCAGATTTGGCGGCCGTACCAGAATACAGTTGGCTATGAGAAACGGCTTGAACGCCTGCCTGTTTCGCTGGAAGCCACTGCCGAAAGTTTGAAACAGGATACCTACTGGAGCGGGCTTGTCTTAAGCCGACTGAGAGGGATGAACCGGCACAGGCGCATTACTTTCCCGTCATACATTCATCATGCGCTTGTCGATGTTGTCCGCACCGCACTGCAAGAAAGAGGGAAGTGATGGGCCTAATACTTCGGGAACTTCGCCATGCCTTCAACCTCGGCGCTCTCGTGGGTAAGGATGATACCGATGTTCTTACCCCTGCATTCAACGCAGCGAAGCTTTGGAACAAGATCAGCATGCAACGCGCCGTGGTCCGCACCAAGCTTTTCAGCAAGAGCTGGCAAGTCCAGCGGAACATTGTGATGACAGCCATTGCAGTAAGCCGTGATCCTGTATCCGTACTTGATGCACTCACCAAGTGTCCTGTTCGTGCTGATGTAGCTCATTCCGATCTCCTGTCAGGTGGCAATTACAACAGGAACGAAACAGAAACAAATCACAATTTTGGAGGGGAAAATTGAAACTATTAACCCCAGAGCAGGCTGCGGAAGCGCTGAGCATTTCCCATCGCCATCTAATCCATTTGACAGATGATGGTGAGTTGCCGTTCATTAATATAGGCAGAGGCATGAGGAAGATCCGCCGATATGAACCGGCTGACATTGAAGCATTCAAAAACCAACGGAAGACCACAGAATGCCAGTTTTCATCCGAAAAGACAGCAAGGACGGCACCTACTCGTATGAGTTCCGGCTACGCGGTCATAGATTTTCGGGCAACACGCGAAAAACTTCGGAGCGAGAAGCGCTCAAAGTAGAGCGTCAGAAAAGAGAAGAAGCTGCGCTTGAATTGGCGAACGCAGCTTCCTTTCAATCAGACGATCTGACGTTTGAAGTCGCGGTAACGAAATACTGGGATGAGGTCGCCCAGCACCATAAGAACAATCTAACCACACTTTGGGCGCTTGACTGGCTGGCTGCGGCCATCGGTCGAAAAACCAAGCTCAGCAAAATCAATGATCGTAAAGTGGCTGAACTCGTGGCTAAGCGCAGAAACGAGTTGATCCCTAACCGAAAAGTTGCGCAGAAGATATCACCGGCAACTGTCAACCGAACCATGACGCAGCCATTACGTGAGATGCTTATACGAGCGGCTAAGGTCTGGAGGGTTAAGACGAACGACATCAACTGGTCGCAGCATTTGCTTGCTGAAAAAGGTGAGAGAGTTCGAGAAGCATCCATTGGCGAAGAAAACCAGATTATGAGCGAACTCGAGCGCGGTTACGATGTAGCCGTGCGCTTCGCTTTTTTGTCAGGTTGTCGTCGTATGGAGATATTGGGCCTCACATGGGCGAATGTAGATTTCTTTGGAAAGACGTTCACCGTTACCGGAAAAGGTAACAAGGTGCGGATCATCCCCATGTCTCAGGCAATATTCGACCTGCTGTGGGATGAGAGAAATCATCATAAAGAAAAGGTCTTCACGTTCGTAGCGAAACGAACTCTAAGGAAGCCGGAATATGTTCGCGGGGAAAGATATCCGCTGACAGAGAGCGGCTTGAAAAGCGCAATGCGCCGAGCAGTGTCAGATGCAGGCGTTGAGAACTTCCGCTTTCATGATACCAGGCACACTGCTGCTACCCGGATTTTGAGAGCCAGCAACCTGAGAGTTGCACAGAAGCTACTCGGCCACACTGACATCAAAACCACCACGAAATATGCTCATGCAATGATGGAAGATGTGCGCTCCGCTATGGATGCAATGAGCGCCACGGAAAAAGCCTCGCACTATACTGCAGAGGACGTTAAGCAATTGAAAAACAAAGGGGAATAG